TTGCAATCTCAAATACTCTATTCTTTGCAATACTTACACCCTGTATATCTTTAAATCTTTCATACCGCACCACGCCTTTGCCATTATTTTTAACCCACTTGGCCAGAGCATTGTCGCCAAAATTGTCAACGATAACTATTTCGGCATCTTTTAAATCATGATGCATGCGCAATGACTGTACAGTAAAAAATACCTCAGCAAAATTGTTATAACTCGGCATGCCTATCGTCCATTTGGGCATGTTAATTTCTCCTTAAATCTTTCATAAAATAACGGCCCTTTCTATTTCAGGTCTTCGTGGCCTTCCACGTTTCTTTTTTTCAATAATTTTACCAAGGTCATTCACAGCTTTTTTTAAATTTGAGATTGCGACACCGATAGGTTTACAGCCAATTATGCCATAAACTACCATTCTATCTATTTTAATTCTTTTATTAATCTCATCAAGCTCAATAGTATCGCCTGTCTTATATTCCTTTCGATCGCTGTCAATAAATTTTTTTTTGATCTTAAATTTCAGCATATATAATCTCCTTTACTGAGGCGCGGCCGTTGTAGTTGTTGTCACAGGTGAAGTTCTCCAGATACGGATTAAATACATTTTATCCTGTTTGAATATCCATTCATGATCCATCCACCTGTCAGCGGTTATTCTTTCACCAGCCAATTTACTATAAGCATCGAGCTCGATAGCTTTGCCAAGTACCGCGGCCCCGCCCTCTTTGATAATTACCTCGGTAGTACCTGGATAAGTGGGGAGCACACCAGCCAATGGGGCAGTATAAATAAATCTCTCTTTTTCTGCCCAGGTCAGTCTCAAATCGACCTCAAAAAGAATAGAACTTACAACAGGGGCCTCAGTCGTAGTAGTTGGTAGAGGCGTAGTTGTGGTCGTTGGTATAATTGATGGCCTCCGCCTGTTATACATGTCAACAACAGATCCACCGGTATATGACTGGATATCCTCCCAAATCTGTACCCTGATAGCCCCAGAACTAATCCACAAATCAATAAATTTCAGATGCACGTATCTTTCTGCCGGTGTTTGAAATAAAACATCCCAGGGAGTACCATAAACAAGTACATCAAGTGCGGTATGGGAAGAAAAAGTCTGGCCCATGTGAATAGCACCCATATTATTGGTGACTACCCGGCCAGCGTCTGTTACATAGTCGGTATTATAATCAACATTTTGGTTCATCGGCTTAAAAGTTCCATGTGGTGCCATAATATCTCCCTAATTTATATGAAAAGATAAAATTATTTTCAAAGCAAGGGGAAGGCCCCTAAAGACCCTCCTTGAAAATTACGCAAGAGTCAAATATGCTCCGGTATCAATCGAAACATAATGAAAGATCCAGCCCACTGTTATTGTTTGCGCTCCTGATAATGTAAATTCAATCTGCCCGGCAGGAACAATTGAATCGCGGGTCTGTCCCTGTGCCGCCCCAGCGCTTACGCCAAACATTGCAGTTCCAATAGTACCGTCAATAGTAAGCAATGTATTAATTTCAAGCCCTGCAGCCGCCAAAACTGCACACATATTGCTGGTAGTTCCAACGGTGGGATTAGATTGCAAATGAATATTTGTAGCTCCTGACGCCGCAACAGTTATTATCCCTTGAACATTCCTGATAGCGACACGCCCTCCAATAACATTATATATCGGAGTAGAGCTTGCCCCAGTAAAAACTGCCGCTGGACGTATCAAAGGAATTCCATATGTTGCCTGTTGGAGAGCCTCTAATGTAAGTAAAGTTGCCACCATAATTTTTTTCTCCTAAATTTTAAATTTCATTTTAAATTAGGGGAGATTTCTCCCCCCTTATTATTTTAAGCAATAGCCGAAATCGGTGTTTCCTGTGGGTACCTCTGTCTCGGAAGTATGACAAGAATGCCGCATAAAACAGCGGTTGCATCGACTTGTACGATATGTAACCGCACAAAATGATTCCCACGAGCAGCGTTGACAATTGCATTTGTTACTTCTGCTGGATCAACAGTGATCTCATAAAGATCATTTGCAGATGCCGTTGTTACGAACCCGGCCGCTGTTGCAACAGTTAAAGCGCCCCATGCATTGCCTGTACCAACCATACGCCGATACTGAAACGGAATAGCAGTTGTGTTGCCTGGCCCAACTGTATCGCAAGCCTGAACCGTTACCGTGCCGGTTCCAACAGCTCCAGCTCCCTTATGTATAATAAAGGTAACGCTGTGCTGATTAGCAACGTTAATAACATCGGAATCAAGTGTCATTGCTGCACTTGCAGGCGGTAATCCCTGGACAATATTCGCATTCTCTGTTAAAACATTTCCAAACATAATATCTCCTTGTTTATTTTAATTATTCTGTTAATTATCAATTTCCTCTTACGCTCTGACTTACACTCTGACTGCAAGAAATACGAACGGGCTCACAGTATTAGCAGAAGCATCTGCTGGTGTTAAAGGCGCATTCCATAATGGCTGACCATCTGCGCGTAAAACAAAACGCAGAACAGTTTCATCATTCAAGAAACGAATATGTATCGAACTCGCCTGGTCAACACCACCCTTTTGTGCAAGCAAATACTGGGAAAGATCGAGAAATGCAATGTCTCCAACAGTTCCAAGAGCGGAAGCATGCTCAATTACATTCACCGGTTTGCCAAAAAGAGTTCCATACGGAGCAGCTGAAGCGCCGTTTGCAGGCATATAAACAGGGACGCCCCCAAAACCAACAGCCAATGCCATTGTGAACAGCCACGGTAAGCAACTCTGATTGATATACCACTCTGCACGAGGCATCGAACTGGCAACCATCCTGCTATACATGTCCACGATATTTTCATAGACAAGAGCACCATTGGCTAATGTCTGTCCAGGCTGTATAGCTACATTGACAGCTGAAGCGTGGCCTAAAACACCGACGGGTTGTCCACCACCGGCACCTCTATAAACTGCGCTATCCAGCAACCATGCAAATTCCTCCGGGAACATCTGCGCTACCATGCTCTGAAGTGCAGCTGCATCCTGAATCAGTTCGTCGGTTAAATAGCATAGAGCCGCAAGTTTCTTCAACTTGAGTTCTATCTTCCGGAACTTTGGATGTGATGCCTCTTTGAGTCCACCTTCCTCAAGCCAGAACCCGTTCAGTCCGCCATAACGGTTTCCTGTTACTCGAGAAGTTTCTGCAATCGCGTTAAATGTTACTGCGTTTGAGTTGGAACTGATAGTAATCTTTTTGCATTTAGGAGCCAGGCTCGCTAATGTAAAAGTGGTTTTGACAAGTTCTGTCGATTGGTCGGTATTTACAAAGAACCCGCCATCAGCAGGAACTAATTCGCTCATTCCTGTGATAACACGCTTATCAATAATCGCCATCAAATCTTCTCCGAGAGGAGTACTGCGACGCTCAACAGTAGATGTTTCTTTCTGGGGAGCAACTGCCGTTGATTCCTCTGCAGCAAGTTCCTGCATGCGGCTCTCACGATCAATTTCGGCCTTCATAGCATCCACCTGGACGTTCAATTCAGACCAACGCGTTCCTTCGGCATCGGTCATTTTTTTGTCATCGCGCTTTTCAGCCTCAGAAGTTATCGACCGCATTTCGACAATAATCTTCTGGCGATCAGCTAACATTTTCTGAATGTTTTTCATAAAAATCCCTTCTTTTAAATTGAAAAATAAAGTTACTTTTAATATCTATTATTAAAAATCCTTTTCTAATTCTGTCAAACGCTGGTTTTTTAACTTCAAACCATTAATAATTATCTGATTCTTTTCCTCAATTTTCCTGGCTTCCTCAGAATAGTCTTCAAAATCATCCTTAACAGAGCGTGTGCTCACCCGAGAAGAGGGGTAAGCAGCAAAAGCAGTCGGACTAATTTCTAATACATTGACATCAATGAGCGTCCGAATAACGTTTTTGAAATCGTTCCGATCCCATTCTTCCTTCTTCATCTGAAAGGCAAAACTCATTCCATCAACATCCCTGCGGGCTACCGATACAGCTGCATCACGCCCTGCCTGAGTATCAGGTAATTCAAGCTCAAAC